CTTTCTTAGTCTCTTGCGCATAAATGTTTCGTGCTGTATTCTGGATAAGTGTATTCATTTTAGCTGCTTCCTTACTTATAAGTTTCCTTACAGTCTTAGTAGGCGATTCAACAAATTCATTATCCAAGTCTCCATCACTCTCATCTGGCACAGTAACCGTAGGCGTGGCTGGTACAGCCATTTCCCTTAATCTCTGTTCTCTTAGCATGTCATTCTCTCTTCTTCCCAATTCGATTTTACGTTCAGCTTCCTCAGCCTTACGTTTCCATTCAGCCAGTTCATTTTCTACTGGTCTATCCTGAGCTTTTTCGTCTTCAGGTTTTGTTTCTTCAACTTTAGTTTCATCCATCTTTACACTCCTTGTGTTATTTTGGGGAGGCGAACCCCATTACGCCTGTTTATTCTGAGACATCTTTACAATTCCGTCTTCAGCAAATAGACTTGGTTCATTAACAAGCCTATATATATTCTTTACAGCATCATACGCACCTTTTGCTACATTAAACTCTTCAAAAGTCTTAGCCTTATGTAAGTCCATATCTGCTCTCTCTAACATAACTGCAACGCGTTTCACTATTATCTGCCAACCTGGGTCAGTTATAATAGGTTTTAACTCAGCCATCAAATAATCATTTATCATTCTGCACCACCTATCGTACCAGGATTAACTGGTAACCCCGCTTCAGGAGATATTTCCCCTTCAGCTGCTGTCTCTTTAGGTTTCTCTCCCTGCTCTAACCCTTGCCCTGAAGCCATCATCTGCATACGCATCTGTAACTCAGACTTCTTCGCCTCAGAATACTGCTGTATCATTTCATCTGGGGGTAAGAAGCGCTTAATATTGCGCTTACCAAACGTATTAAAGACTTCTTTGAGCATTTCAAACTGTCCGAGTGGCCATTCAGCGAAGATTGGATTTTGTGCGGTGATTGAGTAGAGTGCCATCGTATCTTCTCTTTCAATAACTTTATTCCCTGTGGTGAGGGTACCGAGTATGATAAAGTCAAAGTCAGACAACTGGTCAAATGCGGAGAACAATTTAACGAATCTGTAGTCTTCTCCATTGTTAATCCTTCCTGTTCGACCCTTTCCCTGATTCTGTCTATATATATTATAAACACCCTTCAACAACCTAGATACTTCACTCTGAAATACCTGTATCCTGTCTTCATGCTTAACGTTACCTTCAGATATAATTGTCCTTACCTCAGTAGCAGTCTTCCTTGTAGGAAACTCTTTACCCATATGAGGGGAAGATATACCTGTCTGCCTTTCTATAAAAGACATTATCATCATTACAACGTTATCCATTACCGCAGCATTAGTAGGGAATTGAGCCATCTTTACGTCACTTGTATCATCTATTGGTATCATAACACCAGGCGAAAGCTTTACTTCCTCTGGCTTGAACGAAGAACCTATCCTATAAAATCCCCAAGGTAACACCTGTAACATCATACAATTTACAGAATAGTTAAATAGGTCATTCATCAAGGTTCTATAAGGCAGTATCATTTCTACCACACCCCTACCATAGAATGACCCAGTTTTTTTATATCTCCACACATAAAAAGGACGTTTACCCGAAAAATAAACGTCTTTAAGATAGAACCCCTTTAAATATGTGTTTGTTGTAGGGCATATCCAAAAGATACACTCCTCTTCAATATCGTCATTATCAACGTCACTACGCATATAACACTCTAGTATCTCTACCTTCTCTTCAGGTAGTTCTTCATATAACTTAGCTTTCTCTTCAGCGGTCTTCGCATTCGCCTCTTTAGATAATATAAGACCAGCTTTAATCTCTTCAACCTGCGCCTTAGTAAAAAAGCCTAACTTAACCTTCTTCTCTAAATCATACACCGAATACCATTGTCTATGATATATCCATGGTGCTTTATCTATATCTTCAGGGCAACTCTCAGGCACAAACACATCTTCAAGATTTAACATCTCAACTTCACCCTGCTCTATTATATCACTCTTATCCTGCGCAACAATTACCTCTGATATTTTGTTATACTCTTTAGTCTCTAATATATCTCGCTTCCAAAACAACTTACCTATACATGTACCACACTCTACTGTACGCTGAGATATAGTATCCAACAAATCGTCACTCTTAATATCGTTAGTTAAAATGAAGTTCATTCCATCAGTAACTTCGTCTTTCTTAATCTCGCCTTCTTCTGTTGTTGGTATAGCATTAAACATAGGTGCCGCACCAATAGTAGACAGTTTATACCTACTCTTAATGTTATCCACACACATCTCTACTACTCCAAGGTCAATGTTAGATGCTCCTTCCCATGGAAAGCTAGTATTCTCTACATGCCCTAAATATGCTTTATGCCAAATCTCAAGGTTCTTTATGTAATTAACAAATGTTTGAGAAGTTTTTGCTTTATTGTAATTAGTTGTTACTGTATTAACTATCTTCTCCTGCTTCTCGCCTGACAACTTTATAGCTTGCGGGTCAAGTAAAGTATCTTCTTCCTCCTGTACTTCAGGACCTATCATATCAACTAAGTCTTGCTCTGCCATGATTTTCCTTTACTGAAACGCGTTGCACCTTTTTTACGTTTCTTTTTTTTCTTTTTTGGTTCCATTAAACTTTTTGCATTAACTCTCATTAACATTATTATCCTTTTCTATTGTAATCTTTAAACCATTATCAAATAACTCTATGCTATTACCTAACTCTGATACATAAGGAAATATCTTTTGACAACTATCCCCTATTCTTATAACAAGTTCATCTATTATCTGTTTATACTGGCTTGGAACTTCTTTACACATTATCGTCTTCCTCCCCAATTAGCTAACTTTCTTGGTGAACCGTCATTCCTCAACGTCTTAGCATTAGCTTGTGAAAACAACCCTACCGCCAAATACCCTGCTGCATCAACTATATGTTCATACAACCCATCTTTATCAACTACCTCTTTATCTGGTCTATCCTGATACCTATACCCACCTGCCATAGCATCTATAAAGAACGTACACCCACTATCAATCAACATTGATGGCGTATCTCCATGCATAGTCTGTAACTTCTTCTGGAATATCTCTACTCTAGCTAAAGGAGAACTTTTCCTCGAATACACATTTATGCCATGGTCTCTACATATCTCAACTGATGTCTGTTCACTCTTATCATTCATCTGTCTACCTGCTGGGTCTCCATAATATATGAACTCTTTACACAACGGGAAACTCTTATTCTGCAACTCTATTATCCTTCGTGCAAAATCATGCACAGTTATATTCTCTGGCATATACTCTTTAAGGATTATCCACCTATCCCTATCATCTATCTGCGTAAATACTGCTGCTGGTCTTCTAAACCCAAAGTCTAACCCCACATAAATAGGGCGTTCACTAACATAACGTAACCTCTTTACATGTAAATCTTCCCTGAAATTAGTGAAACATGGAATACCACCTTCTGTGAACCCCCAATCTCCATTCAAATACTTCTTTACCCAACTCATAGGGTAATTCTGCTCTAAACTCTCTACATAATTCTCAGGTAAATGTTTCTTATTCTCATAGGTAGGTGCATGAAACTCTTCAAAGTCAGGTTTCTTATTCGCTACAAACCATTTATATATCCAATGCGTTACATTTACAGGGTTAGTTGACATAAACCCACATAACCTCGCTATATCAGGTCTTCTTATTCTACCCATTAAGAACTTAAACGCATCCTCTTTACACTCAGACGCTTCATCTATATAAAACCACCCGAACTCATCTGACTTAAACTTCTCTGGTGCATCTAATGACCGAAAGATAATCTCTGAACCATTAAACAAATATAAATGTTTACTCTGTTTATTGAATTTCTGTATTAATTTATCAGGACACACATTTTCAAAGAACGTTCTCATTGTGCTATCTTCAAGCTGTTGATACGTAGCTCTAGTAATAACACCAAAATTGTTAGGATGCTCAAGAGACTGCTTCAAAGCCTCGTGACAGCCCGCTAAAGTCTTACCTGAGCCCAAACCCCCGCGATATAACCTAAACTTCTTCTCACTCAGATGAAACCTTAATTGAGTAGGCAATGGTTCATAATCAATCTTTACTTCCATTACTTCCTGATTAGACATTATTTCTTCTTTCTTCCTGCATGTCTTACTTCGCCTAGAGTTTTTGCTCTTTGACGATTTATTTTTCTTTTAAGTCTCTTCTGCTCTTTAAATACATCTTTAGCTTCTTTCGTCTGTTTAGCTTTACTCTTCCTCATCTGTCCTCCTTACTTACGTTCAAAATTAACTTCTTCTACTACTGGATTCTCAAGCTTGCGGTCTATAGGTTCTTCAAGCTTCTCAGCTTCTACTACCTCTTTCTTCTTACTCAACTCAGCAAACGAATACACTACCTGTATATTACTCGGTACAGGATTGTCTTGTATAACTCGCTCTATCCTATCTAACTGTTTAGACGCTTCTATAGCATTATCTACACTTATCTTATCATACTTAACATTATCTATCAAATTCCAATAAAACTGCTTCCTATCACGCTTCTTATCTAACCCAAACGCTTCCGCATGCTTCATTATACTCATATTTGTATTAACATTATATCTAGACTTGATTTGTGACCATGGTATACAATGGAGATAATCCATTTCAATATCGGCGAGTTGCTTACTCTTACATATCTGACACCTAGCCTTATGCGACTTTAACTTCTTCTTCTCTTCTTTAGTCATTTATACCCCCCTATAATAAACAATATACACTATCTATACACCTTTGTCAAATTTTATATGAGCATATGCCCTATTAGTTACATGACGTTACTGTTAAGAGTATGTTTACTACACTGCGTGCAGAATTAGACCATTCAAGTTCAAACTTAGAAACACCATATCTAACTATTTGGATTATTACCGCCCTTTCCCCTAATACACTTTAACTTCCGTTACATCAACATACCCCTTAAAACAGCCCCTAAGACACATTCGGCATACCCCTACCTCTAACCCCTTCCCCCTCGATAAACACCCCTACAGACCCCTCCACAGCCTACACATACCTACCACACATATACGCTACACATGTTTAGGTTTTTGGTTTTTACCTTGCGATGTGTGACCGACCCATAAATAAGTAGTGGGGGTGCCAATGGTGCCATACCCCCCCCTATCGGGTACCATTATAGTGGGCATATGCTCACTTCAATACAATGCTCTACTTATATAACTATATATATATGTATAGGTTGCAAGGTTTAGATGCGTGTATGTCTGCCACAAT